TTTCGTTTGTTTTGTTTTTTTTTTTTTTTTTTTTTTTTTTTTTTTTTTTTTTTTTTTTTTTTTTTTTTTTTTTTTTTTTTTTTTTTTTTTTTTTTTTTTTTATTTTTTTTTTTTTTTTTTTTTAAGTAAATAAAAATTTTTTTATTTTTTTATTTATTTAATAAAAAAAAAAAAAAAAAAAATTATAATTTTTGGTTTTAAAATGTTTATTATTTTTAAGCGTATAATAATTTAGTTAAAAAAATAATTTTAATTTATAAAAAAAATGGAATACGAAGATATTTTATTTGATGATCTTGCTGAAAAAATATTTAATGAACCACCAAAAAATGAAAAATCTATACCTATAAGTTTTGATTTTAAAAATACAAAGGAATTACATGAAGCATTATTAATGATGTTTACAAAAGCTATGAAAAAATTTTACTCAAATTCAGAAGGAGTTGTAAATTTATTATCATTAAATGAAAATGAATTGAATTTAATACAAAAATATTTTAATAGTTTTTCCATTAAAATACATTATAAGATCTATAATATTACCGAAATGAATAAAGTAAATAATATTTATCCTTCTCATGATAGTGTTGATAATAATTTAAATTTAGATGATCATAAATTTAAATTAATAGTTGAAAAATCTATATTTGTAATTTGGTTTTCTTTAATAACTTAATATTTATAACTATATCAAAGATAAGAATTTATATACTTATGATCATCTTAGTTTTAAAAAAACAAAAAAAAAAAAAATAATTTAATGTATTTATAAAAACGAATGAATTCATTAAATGATCCACTTGAAAATTTAAATCACCAGCTCGATAATGGTGATAAAAATTGCTATGATGAAAAATGTGAGATACCAAAACCATGTGTTCCTATCTGCAAGCCTCATCCACCAAAACATCCTCATGTACCACATAAACCGGAGCATCCTGAAAAACCAAAACCTCCGCATAAACCTCATATGCCTATAAAACCACATGTTCCTAATATTCCTGTTATACCAAATAAACCTAAAATTAGATGTCCACCCAAAACACAAAAAATAATCTGTCCATGTCCTCCACCACCACCGCAATGTCCACCATGCCCTAAATTTCCTAAATTAAAACCAATACCACAATGTCCTCCATGCCCAGTACCTCCTCCATGTCCTAGATTTCCAAAAATAATTCCACCTAAAATGGGTCCATGTTGCCCACCATTTCCGGAAATTCCTCAACAACCTGGTGTTCCAGCATGTCCATTGCCAGCACCATGTCCCAAATTTCCTAAATTACAACCTATACCACAATGTCCTCCATGTCCTCCGCCCCCTCCATGCCCTAGATTTCCAAGAATCCCAGCATGTCCACCATGTCCAAAACCTAAACCAGTTATACCAATATGTGTATGCCCACCAACACCTAAACCCAATAAGCCTAAACCCTCACCACCATGTCCTGCACCACCAGCACCTTGTAAACCAAGCATACCTATACCATGTAAACCGACACCACCATGTCCAGCTCCACCTCCCTGCAATGTACCTGAGTCATGCCATTATGGTCCACCAGTTATACCTATATGCAAACCACCTCCACCACCAATGCCACCAAAAGAATGTCCACCCCCAAAAATACCTGAATGTTTACCTCCTATAGCTCCAAAAATAAGAGTACCCGAGTGTAAACCTCCACCTGAACATCCAGAACCATGTGAACCTTGTGAATGTCCGGAGCCTATTTTGAAAGAATGTAAATAAATAATTTTAATAATTTAAATTTTTATATAAAAAACTATTTAAAGTTTATATATTTCACCAAGGGAAATATCTATTTGATTTTTTTGAATTTTAAAAAGATCAAAAATAGGTTTTTGAATTTGTTTTTCAGGGATTGCATTATTCATTCTTCTAGCGATTATCCTATAAAGATCAAAATCTTCATATCTTGTAACTTCTTTTTTGTATTTATCAACGATCCATGAATATAATAAATTAAATAGATCGTTTTCTGTTTCTTTTTGATGAGTGCTTAAATTTTTACCATTTTCGATATTTGATGGGGGATATTTAAATAAATCGAATATTATAGAACATGATAATCTGCATAAATCAAAACTTGGATTTGGTTTTATAATTTTATTTTTATAATTGTATTTTGATTTTTCAAATGGATATGTATATTGTCCACCAGCATCACCATTGATTTTAAATACATCACTAAAAAATACTTCTCCATTAAAATTAAAAGTCGCTCTACCAAAATCAATTATTTTTAGTATTTTTCCATAAGTTGGAATTCTATAATAATTAGAATTTATTCTATAATAAATAAATTTATCATTCGTTTCAACATACATAATATTACTTGAATGTAGATCATTATGTACAAACTCATATTTCTTTTGTGAAATAGCAAGTGCAAAGCAAATTTGAAACAAATATGATTTCCATTCATCATCACGGTTTTGATAAAAAATTTTAACTTCTTCTTCATTATTTTTATTTATTTTTTTAAAATCTTCTTTTGATTTTTCTAATATGCTTTCTAAGGTATCTTTACATTTTTCCATACATATGATTTGTACTGGAAAATCTCTTAATATAGCATAAGTCTCATTTAATATATCTAATTTTATGGAACCATCATCCGAATCGATGGAATCATCAAGTTCATCTATATCTTTAATATGATCCTTATCTATCTCAGATAATTGATTAAGAAATTCAAAATCATTAGATACATTATCATTTATTATTTCTTCATTAGATTCTGATTCATTATGGTCAATTTCAGATTGAATTTCTAAATTATTAATTATTGTCTGATCGAACGATTTTAATTTATTTTTATCTAATTTAATTTCATTTATGTTTTCCATATTATTTATGTAATTTTCAGAATCAATTTCAGAATCATTATCAGATCTTCTTAATTCAAACAATGTAGTACCATCAATATTTTTATTTTGTCCTTTAATAAACCAATGTTTATCTTTAAATTCTGAATATTCTTCTGTAATATCATATTCAAATTCTTCCACAACACCACAATAAGAACCATAATAAATCGGAAAATTTGGACATAATTCTTTTTCAACCAATTGACTTCCTAAAAATGTAAAAAAACTATCTATATATGTTGAATTATTTACATTATTAATTTTCTTAAAATAATTATTCCAAAAAAAAGAAGAATATGGTAATGACATATTATGAGAGTTACTAGGATATTGATTCATCATTTGAGAAATTGGATTTAATACAGGACTTTGTTTAATAAATATCTGTTTCTGGAAATTAATATTCTTTAAAGTATCTTTAATATTTGCAATATAACATTTATAATTTTCTGTACCTTTATCACAACTTATCTCTAATCCTTCTGTAGATGCAAAATCAATTAACCTAAATTGCGAATTCAATACAAAATTTTCATGTACAAGACTATTATTGTAATATTTCATAAATTTACCCATAATTGGATAATATGTCTGTACATTATTTAAACGAAACTCATCACTTTCTCTTAAGAAATTTTTAAAATCCTCTTTTAAATCGAATCTTTCACACTTTACCGTAAACATTATTTTCTATTAAGATTATTTATCTTTAAATATAAACTAATCAATTTTTAATTTATATAAACTTTATTTTTTATTTAAAAATAATTTAGAAAAATAAAAATTATACATTATTAATAATGATTAAAGATAACGAGGAACAAGATAAAATAAATTCAGATAATGATAGTGAATTTGATAACATGATTGATAATGAAATGAAGAATATTTTTGATAAACTTACATCTATTTGGAATAGAGATAAGATTTTAAATTTTTTTTTAGATAATGATCATTATAATAATAATTACAATAGTGATATAAATAATGAAGTAAAAAATAAATTTGATAATAATCAAAATAATATCCCAAATGGTTATTATTATCCAAATAGATTGAATAGAGCACAACAATATGATAATTTTAATAATAATAATATGGATAATATGAATAATAAAAATAGAAATAGTGAAATGTTTTTTTCCGATTATGATTCTCATTTATTGCCGAATGGAAATCACATGAATCAGTATTTCAATGGAAATATTCCTATAAACAATTTTGTTAATCAAAATAATCAAAATCCAAATAATAATTTTAATACTCATCCTAATTTTTATAGCAATCGAATTAATTTAAATAATCAATCAATATTTAATAGAAATTCCAATATGTATCCAAATATGGATCACCAAAATAATGTGAATCCACAGAATGTATTTGGTTTTAATCCTGAGCTTAATAATCAAACGAATCATTTTTATCAGAATCCATTTTATAATAATTCAAGCAACTTTAATAAATCAAGAAATCAAAACAATTATCAAAATTACAACCTTGTTCCAAATAATCAATCAGAATTTAGTCCATTCAATTTTAATACTAATAATAAATTGTTTGATAATAATCCAAAAGGCATATTTAATAACCAAAAAAATAAAAAAACAAATATAAATTATACTAAAAAAAAAAAAAATTTAGATAATTTGAAAAAAAATAAATTTAGAAATCCAAAACCATTCTCGGAGCAACAAAATATTTTTCAAAATAAAAATGATACGCAAAATGAAATTATCCAAAAACCTAATATATTAGAAAATCAAAATAATAATATTAAAAATATTATTCCAGAAAATGAATCAGAAAATAATAAAAATAAAACAATCGTAAAACATCCATTCTCTTGTAATATTTGTAATGTGAATCCAATTATTGGTAAAAGATATAAATCTATAAGTAGAAATGATTATGATTTATGCGAAAAATGTTGGCAATCATGCAATGAAAAAGATGATTTTAAATTGATTGAATTTAAAAATTTAAATTTAAAACCAAATGGATTTGTTTTAGAAATCAATCCAAATAATAAGATGACAAATAGTGAAGCCAAATTTTTGGAAAACTTTTTTGATTCCATTTTAAATAAAAACAAAAAAAAAGATCAAGAAAATAAAATTAATTCAAATATGTTTGAAATAGATAATAATAAAGAAATTGACGAATTGGATATTAAATTAAATAACATTAGTGATTTAATCGAGTTAGGGAAATTATATGAAAATGAAGATTATAAAAATAAAAATTATTCTGTAAATATTGAAGGAATTAATAAAATGAAGTCTGCATTGGAGGAACTAAATAATCTTGTTGGCTTAGAAAATATTAAAAAAAAAATAGTAGATCAAATTGTATTTTTTTCACAAAATCTTCATAATAAATACGAAATACCAGAAATTAAGGAAACACCAAAAGAAAATCCAATTTTCACTATACTTAATTTTGGACCTCAAAAAACAACAAATGAACAATTCAATAAGAATGAAAGTTGTTTAAAAAATGATGATAATTTAGATATGCTACATACTGTAATTGAAGGACCGCCTGGTGTTGGAAAAACAATTTTTGGAAAATTATTAGCAAGGATATATCTCTGTTTAGGAATAACATCAAAAGATACTTTTAAAATAGTTAGAAGAACCGATTTAGTGGGTGAATATTTAGGACATACAGCAATGAAAACTCAAAAGGCTATAGATGAATCATTAGGGGGTGTATTATTTATTGATGAAGCATACCAACTAGGTAATGGGAATTCAAAAAAAATCGATAGTTATAGTAAAGAATGTATAGATACATTAAATCAAAATTTATCCGAAAAAAAAGGGCAATTTATTTGTATAATTGCAGGATATGAAAAGGAATTAGAAGAAAATTTTTTCTCTATGAATCCAGGTTTAAAGAGAAGATTTTCATTTAAATACAAAATGGAAGGATATAATTGGGAAGAATTAACGAATATTCTTATTTATAAAATTAATAAAATGAAATGGAAAATAAATGATGAAACTAAAAAATGGCTTATGGAAAAAGAATATTTAAAAGATTATATAGATCAATTCCCAAATTTCGGTGGTGATATTGAATCATTCTTATTGAATATAAAAATAGAACATGGATTAAGAGTATTTGGAAAAGATACAAAGCATCATAAAATAATTAATATTGATGATATAATAAAAGGATATGAAAGATATAAAGAAAATAAAAATATTAAAAAAGAAATAATTCCATTTCAATTATATTGTTAAATTGATAAATAATATGGTGCAATAATTATTTGTTGATTAAAGATGCATAAAGATTATTAAGTTTTATGATTAACGAAATGTTAAAATTTAGATTAAAATGAATTAGAATGAGTATAAATTTTGGATATAATTTTTCTTGGTTATATAATAATGAGTGAATCAAAATCATTTAAAATACTTCCAGATCAAGAAATTATTTTATCCAAAGCCAAAAAAAAAAAGGATGAAAAAATAAATCTAAAAAAAATAAAAAAAGATATTGTAATAAAAAATAATAAAGATACTAAATATAGTATTTGTAGTAGTCCAATATTAATTAATTTTTATAAAATTAAAAAATATATTAATTCCAAAGAATTTGATTTATTTATTTTTATTGGTAAACTAAATGATGATGAAAAAGAAATTTTTGAAAAATTAAATACTAATGACGAAGATAAAAAACTAAAAGAAAAATTTGATGATTTAGATTCCAATGAGAAGTCTATTATAAATCGATTTTTTTTAAAATATAATACAAAAAGTGGTACAATAGTGAAAAAAGAAATTTTTAAGCAAAATAAAAATTGTAGAAAAATAAAATTTATTTTTGCATTAATAAATGATGATGATTCGATTAAATTAATAAAAAATAAAATTTTTGTTTACTTGAGTAATGAATCTAAAAAAGATTATATACCACCTAATAATCAATATTTATGGATCTATACAAAAGAAGATATGTCTAAAAAAGAAATAGCTCATTTATTTAATGATTTATCAGATCAAACTACTAATATAAAAAAAAGTGATTTGATTCCAGCTTTATCAAAAATATTTGGTTTAGCCAAAAAAGATGTAGAGAAAGGATTAGAGTCTATTCAAGATTCAATAACAATGGATGAATTTAAAAATTTATTTAATAAAAATCCGATTTTTAAAAATAAGCACTATCAGCTTTTAGGAAAAGAATATAAAAACGTAAATAATTCTAATATTCAAATTTATGGAAATGCTTTTAAAAAAATAGATACTGATAAGAATTTTGTAAATAAAAAAAATGGGAAAAAGATAGATATCATAGAAATTGATGATCATTCAAAGATATTAAATGATTATTATAATATTTTTAAAAATGAAATTAATTTGATAGATATCAAGGATTATTTCGTAGAAGTAAAAAAAAAATATAAAAAATATGACAATCAATTAAAATATGGCTTGATAAAAAAATATTGGAACACAATTGAAGATGATATTAATTTAACTACAGATTTTAAGAAAAAGGAAAATTATGTGAAAAAATACAAAGAATTATCTAAAACAATCAAACATAGAGAAAATATTGTTGAGCAATTAATAGAATTATATCCAAATGCAATGAAAGAAATCAAATATAATATTTGTAGTTTATTGATGTGTGTAATTCATGTAAATTTTCCTGGCAATTATGAATTTTTAGATTTGGATAAAATATTTAATGGATTAGAACTTACAAGAAAGATACCATTTATAAAATATAAATCTGATTTATCATTTGAAACCAAATATAAGGTTTTTAAAGCTATTGTGGAGATTCAAAAAAATGGTAAACCATATATTTCAAAAAAAAAAATAGATAGTTGGAGAAAAAATATTACATATGAAAATAAAAAAAAAAAGATAAAAGGAATACCAAAAGGACTAAGTATAAAATATTTACTCCATGAAGATGAAGAGGAAAAAAAATTTTCGACAATTAATATATTTAAAGATGGAAAGATTGAAATTAAACTATATTGGACACAAAATATACAAGCTGACTTAAATAATGTAATTGTAGCAATGCAGGAAATAAAAAACTTTATTCAATCATTAAATAAATTAAATATAAGTAATTTGTATAATCCTTATAAAAAAATTGTACTTCCTGATGAAAAATTTTTATTAAAAAGACAAAATAGCACAAATACTAATTTAATTTCATTAAATACTTTAATAGAATTAGATGATTCTGAAATAGATCTATCAAAAATCATTTTTTATTCGAAATGTTTTTATAATTTTATTTCTATAATTGATCAAACCGAAAATTTAAAAAAAAATGTAATACATTTCAGATACAAGAAAATATCAAATTACGGAAGAAATTTTAAAATTGATAATTATATTTTAAAATTATTCAAAGAATTTCTTTCAGATCCAGAAAGAAATGAAGATGAAATAAATATTATGACTATTGATACTTTTATAATAGAACAATTAGAAAAAAATTTACAATTCACAAAAGATGAAGCAAAAAAAAAATATGAAACATGGAAAAATAATGATACTAATAGACAACTTGTAGAAAAATTAGATATTAAATTCGTTTATGAAATCTTACCTGAAAGTGGCATTGATATCAAGATTCAAAAATCCATCTCCACAAATAATTTAAAAATTATGACAGAAGGAATAAAAAATAAGTTTCAATTGCAAAGAATTAATTTTTTCTTAAAAACACTTTTCTATGTTGTTAAACAAAATGATGATGAAATTCAAAAGAAATTAGGTTGTAACATTGAATTGACAAAAACCTTAGATGAAGATCATGATGATGATGATTCTGAAAAATTAAAAACTATGGATTCTGATGCAGAAAGTGATGTTAGTGGATTAGGATGGCAACTGGATATAAGCGATGATGATGAAGAAGAATCAGATGAAGATGAAGAACAAATCATCACAAATGATGATGTAAATAGTCAAATAGAAGATGATGAAACTAAAGATAAACAAAAAGAAAAGGAAATAAATGATAAAAAATTAATTTCCAAAAAAGAATCAATCCAAGGTCAAAATAAAATAAGAGCATATTCTTTGGAAAGACTTTATTCTGCTGATCCAGATTTATTTGATCCTTCGTACTCCAGAATTTGTGGAAGTGAACAAGATAGACAACCGATCGTTATATCAAAAGCAGAGAAAGATAAAATTGATAAGATCAATCCCAATTCATACGATAAATATTTAAATTATTCGACTAATGGAAGAGATAATTATTATATTTGTCCAAAATATTGGTGTATAAAATGTAAAATGCCACTAAAAGTTGATCAAGTATTCAATACGGAGACAATAATTACATCAAAAATTATTGAAATAAAAAGTGATATTAAAAAAAAAAATGATGTGGAATTAATAAAAATAAAGAATGATTTAACAACTGAAGATAAAATTAAACTTTGTAAAAAAAAAGATTCAACTATATTCAATAATGATGTAATTTTAATTTGGAAAGAAGAAAAATTACCAAATATTATCATTCAAGAACCTAATGAATCTAAAATTACTTGGAGTGAAGGAAATGAAATTTTAGAAAAAAAAGATTATCCAATTAAAATAAATGATACTATAGATTTAAAAATTATTCGAAATAAACATGGTATTTGTCCTTTTTGTAATGGTAAATTTATTAAAAAAGGAACTTCAAATAGACCTAAAGATGAAACAATATTAGTGAGAAAAGCAAGTTATTGGTTTAAAAAAAAGGCATATCCTGGATTTTTAGATAAAATGAAACATCCAGATGGATATTGTATGCCATGTTGTTTCAAAAAATGGGATACTGAAGGACAAAAAAAAAAAAGAGATGAATGTCTTAATCCAGAAAAATCAAAAAAAATAGTAGTTGCTAATAATGGAAAATATGTGAAAGGAGCAGAAAAATTTCCATTAGAAATAGAAAAATTGGGAATGTTACCAAATACATTAAATATATTATTTGAAAATGATATTGAAAAAATGGTAAGTAATGCTAGTTCTGGTTTATTAAATGATAATATTAAAGCATACGTTAGAAGAGGAATTAAACAATCCAATTACAATTCTTTACTTAATGCAGCAGCTTATATAAGTAATAACGAATGGAATTATTATGATGATACAAAATTTATCATTGAAGTATTATTTAAAAATCTAACCTTAGATATTTTTGTTTCGCTAAATAATGGTGATCTTATTAACATATTTAAAGATAATGAAGCTATAAATTCTAGAAATTTTATTAAATTTAAAGATTGGATTCATGATGAAAAAAACCTAAATTTTTTGACAAAAAATAATGCGAAATACTTATTAAGAATTAATAATTTCCCAGATATAAATGACTATGATGATAACAATAAATTAATATTAAATAGATTATTTAGTATTTACACATCATTTATAAATTATAAAAGTTATTTATTATCCACAGCAGTTAAAAAAGATATTTATCTTTTAGATCTTTTATCAAGAAAAGGAGTTGTTTATAAAAATGGAATGAATATTTTTATTTTAAATGCAGAATCTATAAAAAATTTAAATAACATATATTTATTATGTCCTAATGGTATAAACTTAAGGAATTATATAGACGAAAATCAAGAATCGTGTTTTCTATTAAAGATTGGTAAATTTTTTGAGCCAATTGTTAGTATAGAATCCAAAAATGGAAAAATAATCCAGAATAAACGTTTTTTATTCAATTCCAAAAAAGACGAAGATAATAGAATTAAACATATTTTAAAGAATTTTAAAAATATAATAAATGATAATTGTGAAATCATTCAAGATCCAAAATACATCAATTATTTAGAAAAAGAAAAAATTAATTTTAATAAAAATAATGCATTAGAAACAATTCAAAAACTTAAAAAGATTACGAAATTTAAAGACGATAGATTAAAAATAGTTTCCCAATTTGTAAATTATTTTAATAATGTTATAGGATTAGAATTAAAAAATGGAATTCTAGATAAAGATAAGAAAAATACTTTCTTCCCTGTTTTACCATCTGCAATCGTAGTTGATGAAAACCTATCAATTAATAAAAATATTTCTGATTTCAAATTCAAAAATATAATAGATTCTTATATTATTTATCATAATATATACACTATTTTACAAGGAAGTGATAATAGAATAATCAATTGTGATCCTATAAATTTAATTCATAATCATAATAAAATAGTAGGATTACAACTTAAAGATGGAAATATTGTACCAATAGAACCGATTGAAAATGTAAACGATCCAAAATTCAATGAATTATTAGAATATTTAAATGAGTATAATACAGATAAAAATTTATATATAGTTAAAATTAAAAATTTTTTATTAAAACATAAAGAATTTATTAGTTTATTTGAAGATTACAATGCAACAAGCAAAAATTTTAAAAAAAACCCTAAAGATTTTAAAAATGTAATCAAAATGTTAGAAAAAATATTACATTTAAAAAAAGTTGATCTAAATTACTTTATACAATATGGCAAAATGATCAATTTATATGAAAATATCCATGATGAAAGAGTAGATTTTATGAATAAAATATTTTTTGAAAACGAAACTTATGAAAGAATTAAATACGAAATAAGTAAATTTTTAAATATACAACAAAAAATGAAATCAAAAAAAAGTATTACAAGGACACCAAGACTCTATAAAAAAATAATAAATGACATAATTAATAGCCCAATATTAACTATTAATGAAAAAAGAGTAAAATTAAAAACTTATATTATTGAATTAATAGTATTACTAGCCACCTTTGGGAATGATAAAAAAAAAAATATTAATAATTATAATTACAAATTTGATATAGAACGAAAGCGATGTAATCTAAATAGTAATCAGAATTCATGTAATCAAGAATCTCATTGTATTTGGGAATTAAAATCATTTGATTTAAAAAAACCAATATCTTCTATAATTAAAAAAAAATATAAAACTAAATTTAACCGAATTTTTGATTTATTTTCTAATGATCTAACCGAAGAAGAAATTTCAAATGGAATTATGAGAGCTGAGAAAAATATTAAAAAATTTTTAATTAAAAATAGTAGAAATAATAAAATTGATGATCACGAAAAAGAAAGTATTTTATTCAAAGAAATTGAAACAATACTTAATAAAATCAAAATAGAAAATTTAGAAAAAAAAGGAACCATTCAAAAATTAGGTGGTAAATGTAAACTCTTTATTTATGAACATAATTTAATTGATGGTAAATTAAATATAGATAAATATTCATCTCTAATTGTGGAAGATTTAATTAAAAATAAAATAAAAAGAAAAGAAATTTTAGAAGGTTTTGTTACAGAAATTATACAAGATTCTCGCAATTCAAAATTTAGTGATAATCTAATATTTACAGACAATGAATATGGATTAAAAAAATTAAATAATTTATATGAAAAAGGTAATAATTTAAATATAAAAAATCCAAATTTACAATTTTTTAAGATCATTGAAGAAGACCATCAAAAATATAATTTACCACAAATCTGGCAAAAAAAATTAGGCAATGACTTTGAAATTATTCCTAATGATTATCTGAATGATTCCATTCCAGAAATTATATATGGAATATTATCAAAATATTCACCATTAAAAAAAAATTATGAAAAAAAAGTTAAACAATTAGATCTTATAGTTTCAAAAGATTTAAGTACACAAATAATTAAAGAAAACTATCTTGAATTTTTAAAGAAACAACCCATTTCATATTTAATTAATCATTTACAAAAGAATGACCAAGAATTAAAATCCGATCCCATACATCAAATCAAAACATTTGCTGAATTTGAGGATTATATGAATCATAATAATTATTGGTTTACATTGTCTGATATACAAATTTTATCTAAAATTATAGGTTTAAATATTATCGTCCTAGGAAGAAAGAATATTAAAACAAATCCAACTGGTATTAATATCTATTATGATGAAAAAAATAATAAAGATTTCTATATTATAATATTTAAAAAAAAAATTGTCAATTCAAATAAATATAAATTTGAACTTATTTCTTTAAATACAGAAAATGGAAAAAAAATAATCTTTCCACTTAAAGACCTTCCTAAACAATTCATAGCACTTATTCATGATTCAACGAAACCTCATAAAAAAACAAAAATAATTGTTAAAAAAAAATCACTAAATAAATTTTAAAATAACAGAAATTTTTTTTTAAATATTTAGTATCTAATACAAATGGAAAATTGTTTTCAAAGTATAAAAAAGATTATTAGTAATATCATTGATGATATACAAATTAATATAAAATTTGATAAAAATCTTACTATAGAAATTAAAGAAAAAAATATAAATGATCTAGAATTGATAAATAACTATTCAAGAGAGTTCATCATAAATAATTTGACACCCATTCAAGTGAAGCACTATGATCGACTATCCAAAATTTATAAAAAAGGCTCTCTTAAAGGACCTAAAAGAAGAAGAACTTATTTTAATTTATGCTATATTCTAAAAAAAAAATATGATGAACAAGTAAATCAGGAATTTGAAACGTCCAACGAAAAAAATGATGAAATAATAAATAATGAAATAAATGAAATATCCGATTCAAATGAAGAAACTAATGATACAAATGAAGAAACTAATGATCTAAATGAAGAAACTAATGATCTAAATGAAGAAGCTAATCATCTAAATGAAGAACCTAAT